GCGCCACCAGCGGCGGCAGTCTTGCGAAGGGCATAGTCCAGCTTGTAGGTGTCAAAGCTGGCCACCGTGCCGACAAGGGCGCGGCGCAGCGCGTTATCGCTGGTTTGGTTGCCGAAGGAACGCGTCACGGCCTGAAGGTTGCTCGCCATGCCGTTGTAATCGCGCGTGGAAAGCGCCAGATAGCGGTCTTCCATCATCACGCCTTGTTCGTTCATGATGGCTTCGCACTGCGCCACGTCATCAAAGCCGGACGCGGCAACCGTACGCTTCACGAACAACGTGCCTTGCAGCGCCGCCACGTTCATGATCGCCACGTTAATGTCAGAAGCAAGCTTCTGCTTCGCAGCATCGCCAAGGCGATTTTCATGCAAGGCATCGTTCAATTCGGTGCCGGTCATCACCCATGGCACGGAACGCTGAAAACCAATCGTCGCCGGGACAGAAAGCTGCGTGTAATCATCAAAGTTTGCAGTCATATCGGTGCCGGCATAGCTGGTCGCGATGTACGGCTGCGGGCGCCAAATGATGTGGTTTGTGCGCTCCATCATCACCTGATCGGTGTTGTAGATCGCCACATTGCGGGAAAGAACAAGCGCGTCCTGAAAGCCTTCAAGGATATTCTCGAAGGCGATGCGCTCTTCTTTGTTAAAACTGTTTGCCATGTTTCATAGCCTCATGATTGAGAGATGGGGATTGTTGCAATGTCTCGCCCATAAGCCGGACGGCTGCTTGTCACCTGTAACAGCGGTGACCCCCATAACTCGCCCATAAGGACGGACGGCTTCCGTTACCTGTAGAGCCGGTAACCCGCTATAACTCGCCCATAAGGACGGACGGCTTCCTGTCAAACGTCAAGGGTATAACCCTCGAAACCTAGACGCTGACAATATACGCCAACGCCTAGCATGGCGTCAATTACTTTTTCGCGCCCATGGCCTTTTGGCGTTTATAGGCCATCACCTTTGTCATATCGCCAGTCTTGGCGGCTTCATCGCGCAACCGCTCCAGGGTGCTATCCACGGCGCCGGACATGGGAACGCCGCCGATTGAGCGGATTTGCTTCTCAGGCGCGGGGGGCGCCTTGCGGGGGGTGACTTTCAATTGTGCCTCCAGTTTGGCTACGGCGTAGGTGAACTTAAGGGGATTGGTAATGGCAGCTAATTCCTTGGCCTTGGCTGGGCTTCTGCCCATGGCGTAAATCAGCAAGGCAGGATTTTCGGCGTTGTCCACGATAATGCTCTGTTGCTGCACGGTAAACGTAGTTTGCGCCACGGCTTCCGCTTCTTCATAATCCGGCACTCGCAATTCAGCCTTGGCCCTACCGTAGCCTTCCAGCTTGGCTTGCCAGGCTTTTTGTTGCTCCTGTTCCGCTTGAAGCTGGCGCGTGATTTCAGCATCGGCATTGCGTTTGCGCTCATACCAAGCCGTAATTTCGCGCTCATACGCCTCGGTATCCCAATTGTGATCTTCCAGCGTAGGTTTCTTGCCGGGATCAGTTGCGGGCGGCGGGGTTGCTTCCTTGGTCGCTAATTGCGCGCGTAACTCCGCAATTTCTCTTTGCAATTTAAAGTTGTCTTTTCGGACACTTCGGACCCACGGCAAAAGATTGGCATCTTCTTCGGGCGGCTCGGGGGCGGGTTCATCGCCAATGGTGACGATTACCTCCTCTGGCTCCGGGGCGGCCGCTTCGGCTTCCGCTTCCGGGGCGCCATCGGTCGTTTCAAGCGATGAAACCTGATCCTCAAGCTCGAGGTCAGGCTCTTTCATCTGTGTTTGGCTCATGTTTGGTTCCTGTCTCGCCCTTCACCGGCAGGGCGGATGCCGTTAGTGAAACACAATCTCTTCGCCGTCATCCAGCAGCAGTTGCATTGCCGCCATGACAGCCGCCATTTCTTCGCGTTCAAACGCTTCCTGCCGGCGCTGTAGCTTGCGCCTGGCAGCCTGCAATTCGCCTCGGACCATATCGGTTACAAACTCAGGCGTAGCGCTCACGGGCAGCGCGATAGGCTCCAGGGCCAAGCGCTCGCCTTCAATCTCCACCTCTGCCACCGGGGCAGCGCGGCGCGGGCGCGGGGCGGGTTGCGTTTTTTCTTCCGGCTCGGGCAGGGTGACGCTAGCAAGGTATCGCGCGGCGTCCTCTGCCCGGTCAAAGACCTTGCCATCCACCATATAGACAGCGCGCTTGCGACCGCGTTGCGCGTTGCCAGGACCGCCGCCGCCGATGGGCTGGGGTGGCGGGGGCGGTGGTATTACTCCTTGCGATTGAAGAAGCGTTAATAGGGTCATAGCTTACCCTTACACTACATCAACCTAAAGATCGCAGTTTTGCAATCGCGTTTTGCGTTTCAGCAATAACGGCCTCAATTCTTGCCGCTTGCTCTAGGTCAATAGCCTCTGATAGCTGCTGGTTAAGGCGCTGAAGTCGTTTTTCTGCAAAACGTATCATTTCTTCTATCACGGTAAGCTCCTTAAACCAGAGGGATTAACTCTTGAGCAATCGTTGATGAGTGAGATTGCAGCAAAACCACATCGTAAGTGTCCGTCCCATCTATCGCAGCGTATGCAGCCATGCGTCCCCCTAAAGTGGCGCCGCCAGTTTGAATAAAATCGGTCGGCACATAAGCGGAGAAAACACGATTTTTCGCGTCGAAGCGATAAATCTGGTTGATCTGGCCGGCTACATAAACATTGATGTAGCTGTAGCGTCCTTCCTGCCCAAACGGGGAATAACAGCCCGTAGTGCCAGTGCCAAAAGCGTTCACGTTGCCATCATAGGTAATGTTGCCCGTCCAAGTGCCGGTAATGCTTCCAGCAATGTCAAGCACGTCCAGCGTTACCGCGCCGCCACGCCAAAAATAATTGAACGAGTGACGAGTATTACGTGCCACGTCAGGCTGAATACCAAACGATGGCGCCCAAAGGCACCCGGCCCCATTGGCGGCAGGCGCCGCACCAAAATATGTCGTTGACCAAGCATCAGCCGCGATAGAATTGGTGCCGTTATTGATCGTAACGTCTGTGTAGTTATAGGCATAGACTGTAGTATTCGCGGTTGTGCGGAGCAGGATCAAATTCGGCTGCTCAATCACGAAACGCGCCGCGCTGGAAGGCTGCGTCGTCCAAGCGGTGCCAAGCGTATAGACCGCGCTTGGCCCGGCAGTATGCGAAGTAATGATGCGGCGCTGCCCTACTGACCCTGGCGTGGTAGGATCAGCCACGATGCGAATTTGAAAATTGCGGTATTCATTGGCCGCGACAACCGCATCGCCACCAGACGCTTGACCAGTGATAGTCGAAGCGCCTGAAGCCGTGGCAAGTAAAGCGACAAGGCCAGTATCGTAGGACGTGGCGCCCTTTACCATGCCCTCGCCGGGCTTGTGGTTGTAAGGCACATACAGTTCATCCATCACCAACATTGCGCTATCAGTAGAAAGAGTGGCTGGCAGGTTTGTGATCGAACGGTTTGCAAGCGTATTGCTTGCAGGTTCAAAAGATCGGAAAGCACCTGTCGCAAGCGTTCCTGCTCCAAGCATGAATAAACGACCACAAAGCAATTCATGCCGCGCGCCAGTCGCAGGCGTAAAGGTCAAAGCAGTTTCAAGCGTAATAACTGGCGTGGTGCCAGCCGTATTGCCAACGATCCAGCGTTCTTCCGTTTTGCCAGCAACCGTATCAATAATTCGCAGTTTAAAACCAAGCTCACCACTACCGCCACGATTAGCCAGCATGTTCAGGCCGACCGCAGTTGGTAATGCGGTCGAAAGCGTGACACTGGTTGTCGTTGCGCCTGCCGCGATAGTCCCAACCGCCCCGAAAGACGGGGCAAAAGCCGAAGTTGCTCCGGCGCCAAACGTACCCGCGGTGAGAGGGGTGGCGCTTACAAGCTGCCAAGCCTTGCTGACGATGTTGTAGCGCACCAAATTTGTGTTTGAGTATATACCATACACAAAAGGGTTGCGGCTACTGTCATTGCGGAGATCGCTGGCCAAAGACATGGCCGACGCGGCGATTACGGGTGAGGGCCAGACCTGAACCCAAATCTGCCGATCCAAAACTTTTTTGAATGCGTTTGCCATGTCAAGTAATCCTTGCGCGGACGCAATCGGCCCATGCCGAAAGGTTTGTCTGGTTAATCAGCATTTGCGCGGGGCGACCTCCGATGTTGGTTTGGTCAGTCAATGCGCTAACTGCGCTGACAGTTCCGCTTTCAACCAATACCGTGCCGCGCGCCCGATTAAGGGACCGATCAAACCCTGGCGGAGACATTAAAAGCTGCACTAATTGAAATAGTAAGGCCGCCGCGCGGGTGTCGGAAACAATCAATTCAACCGCGCGAAGCTGGCCATCGGTAAGCGGACCAGACACCGGCACCGCCGCCGCGCGAAGCTCCGCATCGGTCAGGGCGCCTGTTACAGCAATGCCACCGGGCGCCGTTACTGGCATCGGGTTAGCCGCGCTTACATCTGTGGCAACGCCATCTGCGCCAAATTGCATTTTGACGCGCTGGTGCTTGATGCCCGCGATTTCATCAACCGCAATTTCAGCCCCGACGCCAGGCGTATAACCTACACTATCAGACATCAGCCCTCAATCCTCTCGCCAATATAGGAACCGTCAGCCGCCTTCCGCACCACAACCTTAGACTTGCGGTTTTTTTCCGATTGAGCGTGATTGGCGTCCATCTTTTCAACCATCTGGCCTTGGCTTTGCGCTAGGCTTTCAATGGCAGCGCCAGCATCAGCAAGCGCCATGCTCATAGCCTCAATGGCCGGCGCCATTACCTTCTGAATGCCGCCGTTCTGATCCACCACGGCGCGGGCTTTCTCCCGCTCCATATCCACTTCAGCCAGCGCCTTAATCCGCGCCACCTCGGCATTCACGCGCGCAGTCTCAGCCTGAAGCCTGGCCTTTTCGACATCGGCGTCAATCTTCGCGGCCTCGCCAGCCTGCTTGGCTTGAATCATCTCGGGCGAAAACTCCGCCGCAATTTTCTGCGCTTCCTTCTTGATCTTCTCAGCATCGGCTAATGCCTTCTCAGCCTGGGCAATCAAATACTGCTGTTCCGGCGTTGGCGGTTGCGGCTGTTGCGCGGCCTGCGCCATGGCCTGCGCTTCTTCCTCTGTCGGCTTCACCACGCCCTGTTGGACAAGCTGCTTTCGGAAATACTCCCGCACTTCCTCAATGCCCTCGCCTTCCATGTTCAACATGGCCATGGCTTGCAAGACTTTTTGGGTTTCAGGATCTGGCGTAATGGCCATCATGCCGGTCAAGGCTCGCACCGTGGCTGCGCGCTTGCTGGAACTCGACGGCCCGACCGTTACCGCAACATCAAAGGACGCTTCGGATAGGTCGTTTTCATGTTCGACCTCGCCCTCTTCGCGCATGATCGGGCGCATCAATTCAATGCTGGAAACCTCGCCTTGCGCGCCGATGCCTTTCATTTTCCGGCCCGGCTCCACAAAAACATCCTTCGCCATCGAAAGCCAAATCTCGCCGCACCGCTTCACGGCTTTTGCCATGTTGGACATGTAGATATAAGCCTGCATGTCCAAGCGCTGCTGTATCATTTCCACCGCTTTGCCGGAAATGTTCGATACCATCTTGTCGGCTTGCTGCGCCGATCCCAAAATTTCCTGCATATCCTGTTCGGTCACGGCCAACATCCCGGCCAAAGCGGGCGGGATCACCGGCGGCTTGGTATAGGCAACCGGCCCGCCTGGCATTTGGTTCCCGCTGGCATCCGTAACCGGGTTCAAAAGCAAGTATGGGTAATTCTTCAGGTTATCCTCAGACCACATCTGCTGATGCCCAAGGACTTGTTCCGGCGTCACGATGGGCTTTTCCACGCTGGAAAGCGCCGCAATCTCGCCCAGCTTGGAAAGCTGCATATTTTTCAAGCGTTGCGCGTCTTTCGCCAGCCGCACATGCCCCATGCACCGCTCGACGTTATCCACAAACCACCGCTTGCCATACACCGGGACAATCGGGATATGCCGGCCCGCAATATGCCCGCAATCCTCAAGCACCTTGGCGCCGCTCAGGATATATTTTCGCACCTTGCGGCGCCTCACGCGCTTGCGGCGCATCTCCCGCGCGCCAGTCGCGGCCAATCGGGCTTCAAGCTCTTCGTCTTCATCAAACTCGGCTTGAGAATGCTTTTCCTCTTCACCGGAAAGCGTGCGGAATACTCGGATCGTCTCGGAAACCTCCTCCACTTTGTAGTATTCCGCCACATAGACAACATCCGGCGTTGCCCAATCAAACTCTAGCTGTTGCACTTCCTTGGGCCAGCTTGCCGGGCTGTCGTTCCATTCGCGCTCATAGGCCGCTGGCGTCATCGCCGTCAGCACAAAGCAGCACTTGGCATCGGCCTTGTCCTGCCGCTTGGCGTCCAAGTCAAACCACACGGAGCTATCAGCATCGAAGATCGGCTCAATGCGGATGCGCTGCTTTTCATCGTCCTCATCTTCTTCGTCAACGTATTCAGTCCGCAAGCGCCAGGCGCCGAACCCGCCACCTACCGCTTCCTCGAAGGCGTTGTCATAGGCTTCTTCCGCAACGCTGTCCTGTTCATCGGCGCGGTATAAATCGTTGCAAGTCTCGGCAAGTTCGTCGTAATCTTCGCCGTCCTTGGACACAAAATTGACGGAAATGCGGTTATTCCGGAACTCGTTGAAAATGCGAATAACGGAAAGGTGAACCTTGTTGACCTCAAACTTGGGCTTGTTCTCGAATTGCTCCGAAAGCGGGCCTTCCCATTGGGCGCCGGCAATGCTGTAAAAGCGCCGGTCTTTCAGGCATTGCAGACGCTCATCCCGCAAGGCGGATTGAATGCGGTCAAACTCCGCCATAGCCTCCTGATGGAGGTTTACCCATGCCTGCTCTCGGGATATGCGCGCCATGGGGCGGCATGTTATCCCCAGCGATGGGCACTTGGCAAGGGTATAATTGCAGGGCGGCTTTCTACCTTGGCGCGGCGGACGCCCTCGCAGGCATAGCGCAAGGCATCTATGACGTGGTTTTTCTTATCTTCAAGGATTGGCAGGATACGGTCGCTAAGCGGGTCTTTCTTGTAACTATAAAGGGTTAGCTCGTCGATCGTATGCACGCAGCGCGGATGCACCACGATGTCATAGGATTTTAGCCACTCGACGCCTTCTTCCAAGGATCGCGGCCCCTTGACCGCCGGGAAGATGCGCGGGAAGCCGTGCTTTCGCATGTGCGAGATAGTCTCGGGCCGGGCATTATCGGCTGTCATCGGCCATTTTTCGGCCTCGGGGATGGTCATGAACAGGTCGGGCAGGTTCACAATCTCGCACCCGACCTGATAGGCCTCAAAATCAACGTAAAGCGTGCGGCCTATGATGTGGCAGCGCACCAAGACGCTGGGGTCCACACTGAAACCCCAATCCGCCCCCAGCCGGTGGATGGCATCGCGCGGGGCATCAAACTCCTCGACGCGCCAATTCCGAAACACGCGCGCCTCGCTGTTGGCAAGGTAACCGCCAAGCCAAACGTGCTTGTATTTGTCCGGATCGCGGCGCCGG